GTACTGACCGCCTAGTTCAAGGTAAAACTTAAGGTTAGTACCCACTCCGATTAAGTTTAAGTTGTCTAGCGTGATCCAGTTCCACAGCGACCGGCACAGACCTTGGAATGTAGATACAGAAATACGTGCCCAGCCGCCAATCTTTTCAGGCGTACCTTGACGAAACCGCACTTTGTCGGACTCATACCACCCACCTTCGTTGGTGTAACGGGTATTTTCCCGGTTAACTCCCGGCTTTAGTACAAGTTTCTTAAGTGCCATCGGTTAATCCAGTAGGGCGCACTCAGCCGTGCGTCGTTTTAATAGCCCCGGCAGTACCTTACCGCCACCCTTAGTCCAGAGCATCAGTTGTTCTTTTGCACCTTCCCAATCATTGGCATTGATTTTCCTCTTTAACGTAGATGTTTGCAAGCGTCCTGTGCCCAAATTGTAGGCAAAGTCCACGATGGCGTTGCACCTGCGTTCGTCCAGAATTAGGCCGGGACAGTTACGCAGAACTCCGGGTAGATACGTATGCTCAAGCTCAATCATTAAAAGCGCGTGAGCTTCTTCCTGACTCATTGGCGCATCTTCTAACGTCACTTTGCGTTTGTCTGCGTAGTAGGTAGATCCGTAGCCAATCGTGGCTACGTTGGCAGGGCAAAGATAAGGCTTGGAGCGAAAGCCCTCAAACCGTTTGCACATCTCTGCGGCTAGTGCTAGGTTCATTGTGTTTCTTTAAGCTTGACAGGGTCTGTTGTATAGCGGTCATCACCTGTTGCCACCCAATGACCTTCCCTATAGCCTTCGTAATGCGCTACCCAAATCCAGTTTAATTCATCCTGAGTTTTATCTGCAACATCGCCCTGTTGCATCTTTTCAAGGTAAGCATTTTTGCGGTTGGTTGCGTACCTTGCGGCATCTGTGTGCAATAGTTCTGCGGGTTTCATTTACAAACCCCTCTTAGCCAATGTGCGATCCAAAAACCAGAAGTTAATTGTGCCCGCAAGCAATGCCGAGAAGTCAGGTGACATCATTATCTTGAACACTTCTACGGGAGGAGCGCCTGTAATCCATGCGTTCCATGCAAACCATACGTGGATGAATGACCAAACAAACAACACCCAGTAAGTTACAACCGGCCTGACGGATGCGGATAAAGATGCAGCCCAACCACCAGCGGCTTTGACCATTGTGGCTTGTTGTTCTATGGCAGACTGAAACGCATCCATTACGCCTACGTCAATAGCGGCTTCCCGCTGTGCGCCAATCTCAGCCAACTTCTGCTGACCGCGCAGTGTTTCTAGTTCGCACTGGCGTGTAAACATTAAGAGTTCATGCTGGCGCTCGTTCTTCTTGTCAAAGAACTTTAGCACTTCGGGAGCCATACGGAACAAGCCACCAAAGACAGAACCTAGAATACCACCACTTAGAATATCAAACATTGGATTCCTTTATCGTAAACATTAGGTTTTTATGTGCAGGGTAATTGACAATTATTTCACCCTCGGGGCACTTATATTTAATGTGAGCCATCAACGTAGCAACGCCGGGTGTCACTTGCGTGGTGGTGTCAAGTTTAAACTTGTACCCAAACTTATCTATTGTGTCGCTGGCTGGGCCTGAAAACGTGGCAATGCTAGGTTTGGCTTGGTGTACAACCAATTCAGAATCCCGCACCTCTATCTTAAATGACGTAACTTCACAGTTATCTCTGAGCTTCTGACGAGCCACTACAACCTTAAATTCGCCATTTGCAGGTGCATCGGATATTTGAAAGTGTTCTGGTGCCCACTTGAGGATGTCTTTATGAAACACACCAAACTTGTCAGCAAGCGTATAACCACCACCGATCATGGCAGTTGAGGCAGTTACCGCACCAATAATCTTGGTGTAATACTCAAGTTCCATATCAACCCCAACTCCATGCAATTATGTAAGTGCCAAAAATGACGAAGGCCACTAGACAGGCTGCGGCAATCAATGCTTCAGCCCAGTCCCACATGGTTAGCTCCACTTGATGATTACGATGCCAGAGCCGCCGTTACCGCCCGGCACAATTGTGGAGTTTGCGCCTCCCGCGCCACCGCCGCCGCCACCTGTGTATGCGGTTCCAGAAATTGCCAAAGTATCACTTTGACCGCCTGCGCCACCACCGCCAGCGCCACCTGTACCGCCAGCATTACCACTACCACCACCACCACCGCCACCGCCAGCGTAAGTAACTGATGATCCACTAAGTGATGAAGCTGTTCCAGCGCCACCGTTACCAGCAACTGATGATGTTGCGGCTCCGCCTGCGGCACTCGCACCGCCTCCGCCTCCGCCCATGTAATTAGCAGGGTCAAAACCAGCACCCCCTGCATATCCTTGGACTGGGCTTGTTACAGGAGAAGCGGCTCCCCCTGCGTTTGTTGGGAAACCAGCACCGCCACCGCCTGAACCGCCAGCCGCACCAGCATATGCAGTGCCATCGGTATAGCCTCCATATCCCCCACCAGTAGAAGTAATAGAAGAGAAAACCGAATTATTACCAGATGAAGGAGCGCTTTTACCAAAACCACCATTACCGCCAGCACCAACTGTAACGGTATAAGTTGTACCAGCAGTTACAGATAAACCAGTTGCAGTTCGGAAACCGCCAGCACCACCCGCACCAGAGGCGCGAACAGTATCGCGTCTTCCACCACCTCCGCCGCCGCCGCCAACAACTAAATACTGAACCTGTGTTGCACCAGCAGGGGCTGTCCATGTGTTAGATGAGAAGAATACGATTGTGTTTGCGCTTGTAATAAAGTCAGTTGGCGTTGTTGGAGCCAATGTGCCTGAAGACGTAAACGTATGAACGACATTACCAGCGGCATAGGCTACTGTGCCACCAGTGAAATATTGAATTGAGCCGGGGTAGCGAAGAATGACAACGCCTGAACCGCCTGTGCCACCTGCTCTAGCCCCTGAACCCGTGTTACCGCCTCCACCGCCTCCACCACCTGTATTGGCTGTTGCAGAACTTCCCGCCGTGCCTGATGTACCACCTGCACCGCCTCCACCTACACCACCAACACCAGCAGTACCTTCGCTTCCGCCTCCACCACCGCCAGCATAAGTTGTAACAGTTCCACTGAGTGCAGAAGCAATACCAGCGCCGCCATTACCTGCGACATTTGTGGTAAAAGATAGTCCAATTGTCCCAGCACCCCCCCCGCCACCTCCGTTATAGTTACCCGCAGAAACTGGCCCACCTTGCCCACCACTATTTCCTTGACCTGAAGTTCCTGCTCCCGGCGCACCAACTGACGCTGAACTCCACGGGCCTCCACCACCTGAACCACCAGATACACCAGAGGCCGTCTGACCAATACCACCAGCCCCGCCGCCTAAAGAAACAATACGTCCTGTAGACGCGGCAGAAGTTGTAGAGTCAAAAACAGAGTTATTACCATTACTAACTGAGCTACTTGTTCCAGTGCCGCCAGCGCCTACAGTAACAAAATAAGATGATCCAAGAGTGATGCCAGCATAACCAGCAAGTAGTCCACCTGCACCACCACCACCACTTGATCCGCTACTGTTAGGAGAATATCCACCAGACCCACCACCAGCAACAATTAAATACTCAACAACAGCGGGGGGCAAACCCGTCCAATTCAAGTCTTTTACGGCTTGACTGACTTGACTTAGCGTCCACATTCCACTGTATTGAGCCATGATTATTCCTATTAGGCGGTAACGACTTCAACCCATGCTAATGTGGGTTCGTCCCATGTGAAACGCTTGCCTTCTACAACAGGCATAGCTGTAGGTGCGCCCCACTGACAAGTGCCTTCATCCAAAATCCAAGACGCAAAGGGCTTAGGAGGGATAAACGCATCACGACCTGAGTCGTAGCTGTAACCAATACCAGCAAAATTCTTACGCAGTGGCGTACCACCTTGTGAGTGAACTCCACCTTGTGTGTTGTATGAAGTCTGAACCCAAGATGCTGGGTCGCCCCAGTGACCAAGGTTTAAAACGTCTTGCTCGATGACGATGACTTGCGTCACTACACCGTTTTCTACTTTTGCGAAATGGCTCATGTTTGCTCCTTAAAAAGTGATAGTGCCAGAAGATGTGAAAGTATAAATCTGATACCCATCAGAGTAGTTTATCTGAGGGCTTCCTGTTGTGGAAGTGGGTGGTAAGAGAGATGAGGGGTAACGGACAATAACGATGCCAGAAGCGCCATTGCCACCAGCAACACCAGCGGCTGGACTACCAGCACGGTTAGAGCCACCACCACCGCCACCAGAACCTGTATTTGCTACAGCAGGATAACCGGGCTGTGCAGAAGCTACAGTTGGGTAAGCAATGCCCCCATCGCCTCCGCCAGCACATCCTAGTCCGGGAGGAAAGGCAGTACCGCTAGGATTTGGGCCACCTGCTCCACCGCCGCCAGCATAAAAAACTCTTGCCCCAGTAATCGTAGAGCAAGTTCCAGTACCACCATTGCCGCCAAAAGGAAGTGAAGAAACCGCTGGTGATGTGCCAGCAGAGCCAGAACCACCACCACCTCCGCCACCTTGACCGCCAGAACCCCCAGCACCGCCAGCAAATCCTTGACCCGAAGTTCCAGCACCTCCGTTACCTGCTGAATACACTCCGCCACCGCCAGAGCCACCTGAAGCACCGCTACTACTACCAGTGCTATCAAATGCTGAACCGCCACCACCGCCAGTTGAAGTAATGGAAGAAAAAACTGAGTTTGAACCACTGCTTCCGTTGTTTTTACCAACCGCACCGCCATTACCTCCAGCGCCTACGGTAATAGTTAATGCAGAGCCAGTTGCCACAGCAAAGCCAGCCGCAGTCAAAAGACCTCCAGCACCGCCCCCTGCACCAGAAGGCGTTTCATTACAAGAGCCACCCCCACCCCCACCAGCAACCACTAGATATTCAACAGTCGTAGGCGCACCAGACAGTGGGTTAAAGGTTGCGGAAAGGAATCCACCTAATAAAGTTTGACTCATTTCAACTCCATTTAATAATCACGATGCCAGAGCCGCCCTTGCCGCCATTAAAATAATCACTGATAAACGAACAACCGCCGCCACCGCCACCTGTGTTCGAAGCGCCTGATACTCCAGAACTACCGACTCCCGAAGTGCCACTTAATCCAGCACTACCGCCGCCGCCTGCGCCGCCGCTTCCTTGTTGGTTTGCCGCAGTTTGGAATGTGCCTCCACCCCCACCACCAGCATAGGTGATAGAAGGGCCAAGAATAGTTGATGCTGTTCCAGCGCCACCATTACCACCAGACGAACTAGTTGCAGCGGCTCCTACAGCGCCTGCACCACCTCCTCCACCAGCATAAGAAGCAGCACCTGCGCCACCATTATTGCCTTGGCTAGGTGATGTTGATGGTGTATTGCCAGCCCCGCCAGCCCAGAAGTTAGTTGTTCCACCACCGCCTGAACCACCTGTGCCAGCGGCCCCTGCATTATTAGACCTACCTCTTCCGCCACCTGTAGAAGTAATGGTGCTAAATATGGAATCACCACCGTTTGTTGAACCTTCGTTATCTCCAACACAACCATTACCACCAGCACCTACAGTCACGGCATAGGTTGTTCCAGCAGTAACTGCAAGTCCTGTGGCTGTACGGAATCCACCTGCACCACCACCCGATGCCGCACCAGAACCAGCCCCGCCACCGCCAGCGACCACAAGATATTGAACTTGTGTTGCACCAACGGGAGCAGTCCATGTGCCAGAAGAATAAAACACCACCGTTTGCGGCGTTGCAATAGGAGTTGTAGGCGCTAAAGTACCTGATGCAGTAAATGTATGAACAACATAGCCGTTAATTGCTACTACAGTCCCACCAGTGTAAAACTGCACAGAGCCGGGGTATCTGACTATTACGATGCCTGAACCGCCTGCGCCACCACTGCCACTAGCTCTTGAGCCTCCACCGCCACCGCCCGTGTTTGCTGTGCCTGCTGTTTCATAATTACCACCACCTCCGACACCACCAACTCCTCTTGTGCCACCACTGTCGCCAGCACCGCCACCAGCGTATGCGGTAACTGTTCCTGAAATAGCTGAAGCAATACCAGCACCACCATTACCAGCTACTGAATCTGCAATCCCATTTAAACCAACAGTTCCTGCACCACCACCACCTCCAGTTGCACCAGAATTGCTCTCAGACCGACCACCATAATTTCCTTGCCCAGCAACACTTTCACCGGGTATACCAAAGCCATAAATTCCCCATCTTGAGCCACCACCGCCAGAGCCACCATTACCGCCGTTTAATACAGTTAGTGGAGTTGCTGGCTCTGCTGAACCACCTCTTCCACCGCCTGTAGTTGTAATAGAACCAAAAACAGAATTTGAACCGTTAGTAACAGTAACACTAGTTGAGTGTGCGGCCCCGCCTGTTCCACCACCACCCACAGTAACCGTGTAAGAAGCGCCAACCGTAACAGGAACCATACCTGTTAACAAACCACCCGCACCACCTCCGCCGCCTTCATAAGAACCACCGCCACCACCCCCGCCAGCAACACAAAGGTACTCTACAAATTGAGGTGGATTAAATGCTGACCATGCGCCTTGACGAATGGCTTGGTTAACTTGTCTGAGTGTGAAGATTCCTTGTGCCATATATCCTCAGAATGTAATTGTGCCGCTGGCTATGAATTTGTACACACGATAGTTTCCAGACACATAAGTTTCTGGTGATCCTGTTGTTGATGTAGCAGGGGCTAAGTAAGATGGGTAGCGTAAGATTACGATGCCAGAGCCGCCTGCGCCGCCAGCACCTACAGCCGAACCGCTAGAAGCACCACCTCCACCACCGCCAGTATTGGCTAAACCACTAAATGCTGAACCGCCAGTTGATTTCCCTGCATTACCACCGCCAGCAACACCTAAACCAACAGTGCCGCCTGCATAAGTACCACCGCCACCACCGCCAGCGTATTGGATTTGACTCCCAGAAATAGATGAAACTGTGCCAGTTCCACCTACACCGCCGTTTGTAAGGCTCCCATTAACACCATCAGAGCCAGAACCACCACCAGCACCGCCACCATAATTTGGCCCACCACCAGCACTACCGCCATTTTTTCCTTGGCCTGCTGTGCCAGTACCGGGTGTGCTTAATGCCGCACCGCCGCCAGAACCACCATTGCCGCCAGCCGTATTTCCACCGCCAAAACCGCCACCTGTAGAAGTTATTGAACCAAATACAGAATTTGTGCCTTGTGCGCCAGCAGTCGGGCTAGTAGAACCCCCAGCACCGCCTGCACCAACAGTAACAGTAATACTTGAACCAATAGTTACAGCGTAACCAGTAGCCGTTAAAAGGCCACCAGCACCAGCGCCACCAGCGCCATTTGCAGTTAATGAACAACCTCCGCCACCACCCCCGCCAGCCACGACAAGGTACTCCACCGCTGTGACAGGGTAGTTAATGCCGTTTAAACCGGCTGAGAGAATCCCGCCAACTTTACTAAGAGACATAGTAGCCTCCGGTCAGGATATGACCTCATATGAGATCGTGTAAGTGATGCCGCTGGCTGTACCAGATGTAACAATAATTGACGAACCTTCCATCAAATAGATGGATGACGTTTTATCAACAACAATTAAAGAAGCATCAGGAGGAACAGACACCGTAGAGGCAACCGGGTAGGCCGTGCCGCTAGAAGGAGCAGAGCCTTGAGCTACTGCACCATTGGTGTAGATAGCCACAGTTGTATCCACTGCTGAAGTGCCATTCACATTAGCCGCAACAATCTGGTTGATCTTGAAAACCTGACCGCTAGAAGCAGCATTAGGAACCAAAACCACCGCAGTGGTTGCGCTGGGGGTTAAGTAGGTTGTCGTGCCGGAAGCTGTGGTCGCGGCTAAGAGGTTTGGGTTTGCCATTTAAAGCTCCTTAGAATCCGAAAATAAATGAAAACATGGTAGCTTTGGCTTGCGTTACGCCAGAAGCTGCGGGTGCGGCTGATGTCCACGTAGTGCCGTTAGACACCAAAACATTACCGTTTGTACTAGGTGCAACAAAAGTGGGTGTAGATGTTCCGTTACCCAGAATCACGTTGTTAGCAGTCAGCGTAGTTAGACCTGTACCGCCTTGGTCAACGCCAAGAGTTCCAGTAGATACCAAGTTCTTGCTGCCGTTTGTAAATACAGGCTTGCTGGCTGTTAGCGAAGAATCAATTAGATCGTTGGCTGTCAGCGTTGTACCATCAAAGGTCAAGTTAGCCGAAGCACCAAATGCACCAGAGCTATTAAACTGAACCTGCGTTGTAGATCCAGCCGCAGAGCCACCGCCAACATTAACAAAGTTAGTACCGTCCCAAGCCACAATAGCCCGTGTACCAGCCACTACAGTAACACCCGTTCCGGTTGTACCTTGGATAATAATTGACTGGGTGCTAGACGTTTTGTTGATGACAACGTAAGTCTTAGACTGGGCAGGAACCGTGATGGTTCGTGTAGCCGTACCGCCCGCAGTCCACAGGATCACTGCGTACTGAGAGCTATTAGCAGTCAGACCTGTACTTGCGTATGTGCCTGTAGTCAGGGTCAGCGTAATGTCTGCATCAGTGGAGATTGTCTGTGTACCAGCAACGGCAACGTCCACAATCTGCGAGATGGCGTTGTTAACTGTGTCGCCCCACTGCCCGGACAGTGTGCCCGTGGCTGGTAGCGTGAGGCCAATTAGTGCCGTATTTGCCATTTAATGCTCCTACTATGTAGAAATTTGTGTCCAACCGGGCGATTCCGTTGTATCAACAGCACCCCAGCCCGGTGTTTGCGGATTGCTGATATTTTGCCAGTTTACGCCTTGCGTGTCATCAATAATTTCCCACAAGTATCGTCCACCGTTTGTTTCTGTTATTGCCATCGTATCTGATGCACTTAAATTGTAGTTTGCTATACCGCCGTTTACTTCCGCAATAGCCGCAGACTCAGTTAAAAACTCTTGATAATACGTACCTACAGTCGTTCCTTCTTCAATAGCCATCGTCTCTACGATGGTCATAATCAGCACAGCCACCTGCGCTTCTGCTATTGCAATCGACTCCGATATATCACCCAAGAATGTAGCAACTGCTTCTTCTACACTCACAATCCCTAACGAATCCGCAACGCTCTCGTTGTAACTTGTCTGCGCGGCCTCATCATCCGTAATGGTTTGACTATCTGACACACTGACGTTGTAGCTGGTTATTGCCTCGTTTACATCAGCAATAGCCGCAGTCTCAGTGACAGAACCAGCAAACACCGCAGTAGCAGACTGGACTTCAGCAATGGCAGCAGACTCATCTACTGTTACATTCATTGTTAAGGCTACAGTCTGAACATCCTGAATGCCTGATGTGCCACTCCACGAACCAGAACCCCACGTATCCTCACCCCAAGCCGTACCGCCAGTCAACGACTCCGTAATACTTACATCAATCAACAACCCAGCGGCTGGAGAGTCGGCAATCAGGGCAGTTTCAGTAACGCTGACAGGGAAAGTTTCTCCCCCGCCCCATGCGTTATCACCCCATGCGCCATCACCCCAAGCTAACGCCATATCAAGTCAATGTTAATGTGTACGTTACCGCAATCGTGTCACCGTTAACCACAGCCTTAGAACTAGAGAAATCACCCGCAGAGAACAATGTACCAGTGGTTGAGTCTTTAGTTGCGCTACCGCCAATGTTGATAAAGCAACCTGCAACAGTACCTGTGCTGGTCATAGAGAATGACACGGCAGAAGACGTAGCCTTGCTAGAGGCGGCGGCAGAAGCAAAAGAAGGTGTAGGACGATTGCCAGAATATGCAGGAGCGTTAGTGCCACCCACTTCCAACCAGCTTGCGTGAGAAGCTTGTGTGTCTGCAACGTCAGCAGTGCCCACACCTTTTAAACCCATCACAACCGCGCCAGCGGCTGAGTTACCAAGAATGGTGTCCAAAGTCAAGTTTTTACCAACAGTCGTTACCAAGTTCTGGATGGGTTCGTCCCATTTGATAAAACCATCAATGCTGTAGCAAATGGCGTGGTATGTACCGTGGATAGCCATCTCATCAGAGGGCATGGTGTTGTATTTTGTGATTGCAGCTACTTGGTCGGTAGCGGTCATTTTGTCCAAGCTCATATGAGACTCCTTAATTAGAAGAACGGATTAACGCTGCCGTGGCTGTGTTAGCAGGCATTGTGATGGTGAAATTGGTAGATGTTTTGTCAGACCCAAAGTCCAACACAGCAATGGATTTATTACCTTGAGTAACGTTGTAGATCAAAGCACAACGAGCCGTAACGGATGCGTTAAACACCACATCGGCAAAATCTACATACGCTGTATACCCAGAGGAGTTAATGGTTACGCCAGTCAAAGCCACCCCGCCCGCAACATATCCAGTACCTGTAACTTCATTGGTTGCACTGTACACAGTGGTAGCTTCGTTTAAATCAGCCGCAGCCGTGTACAAAGCGATCTTTAACGTATCTGTGGATAGATTGTGGACGGCTGTGTATAGCTCTGTTTTAAAGCTGGTCGTCTGGGTTTGGAGAATGCTACTCATGCGAATTCCCCAGCCATGATGTTTGACTTGCGTCTGTTTTCACTCATAGGTATTACTCGCAAATTCCAAGGCGTATGCAAACCAGATGCTTTTTTACCGCGCAATGGGATGATGTGGTCAACTTCCCAAGGAGTATCAAACATCTTTGTACGCAACTGTGCAAGGTCATACGCTTCTTGGATCATCCACAACAGATCAGGATTATGCGTTACAAAACTTGGTGTAGCTTGTGTTTTGGATGCGTACCGTCTAGCAGTCCTCGCATTGACAGACGCTTTGTTGCGCTTAGCCCAAGCATTGCATTTCTTATTGTGCTTATCACGATTGTTGGCGACCCACTCATTAGCGCGGGCAACTACCGCATCTTTGTTCTGAGCGTAGTATTGTTTGGTTCTTGCAATAGCGCATACCTTGCAGGTACTTGTGCAGCCGTCTTTTTTAGACGCATCTTTATGAAACTCAACTAAAGATTTTTCTTGTTTGCAGGCGCTGCACTGTTTCATATCAAGACACCGCCACTCGTATTTGACCGTCGCGGTATGCGTCAGCGCGCTGTTTTCCGTCGCCGAGGTTTTTAAGCAAAGCAATTGCTTGTACATAACGTTCCTGATAGAGCTTGTACATACCATCTTCGGGGGCGCTTTTCATGTACGTACCCGCTTCGCTTAACGTTCCATATAACAAAGCTGAATCAAAATTGTCGCCTAACCATGACGTATTAGCAGTGACAATAGACTCGGGGATATAGAAGTAGTGCAGTTCTGCGTTGTAGTTGGCATCTGGCGTTGGGCCAAGGATGAACGACAACTCATTGACGTTGGCTGACTGTGGGCCAAAGATGGCGTAATGCTTAGGCTTTCCCGTAGTTGCAGGGTTAGGATATGCATCACGCATGAAGTTCACATCCTTGTTAAGCAGGTAAAGGTAGTCACCCGTGCCTGCGGCTGGATACACGGCAAGGCTATACGTTGACAAAAAGTCTTCTGGACAGGCCAAGTACTTATTACCCGTAGCTAATACGCCCGTCACGTTCTTACGCAAGTTGGCAATCTGCACCGTGTTATAGATGCGTTGCTCCGCCTGCTTAATCATTACATTGATTGAGGTCGTTTCAAACGTGTTCTGCGTGTAATCCGTTACCGCAGCTACAAGTTGAGCGTAAGTCATTGCCATTGTGTAAACCTTATGCCATCGGGCCACGGGCCATTACGCCTTTGGTCGCTGCGCCGGTACCACGAATTTTGATACCAGTTGTCTTAGCTGCTGGCGCTGGATAACGGGAAATATTACCTACGGACATATTAACTGTGCCAGCATCACTGCGATCAGGACCAGAACCAGGGTTAGTAGAAACTTTAACAACTTTACCGGTCATGGTATGGGGTGTGGCATAGACCTTAGCATCGCCAACTTCTTTACCCATCATTTTTTTACTAAATGTAGCCATGATTAACCTCCACGCTGATTAACAACTTTTGCCATACCACGACCCATAGACTTCATATTGGCGTTGGTTTTACCGCCTTTAGCAAGTTTAGTCATAGGCTTACCGGGATGCAGCTTTTTTTCGTGTTTATGCACGGCTCCAGCCATCATCTTCTTGTCTTGTTTTAAATCCGCTTTGTTCATTTTAAGCTCCTTAAGATATCGTTACTGTACCAACAAATGTCGTTGCCACCAAGTAATTCGGTGTCAATCCTGCATCATTTAAACTAGACCCACCTACTGGGTTCCAGCCCCACTGAATATCACGCGATCCACCAGATAAATTTCCAGCAGAGTTAACACCAGAAGTTACATACGTTGTATCCCTACGAGGATTACGTAATGCTTGTGGATCATCTACAGGGAACGTACCTAGCATTAACTGCGGCTGGTCTGGGTCCCAACACTCAGGGCAAACTAACAGTTGATACAGACGCTGCTTAATGATCTCAGTCTTAAGCTGTTTTAATTTGTACTGCTGCCCACAACGATCACATTCAGCAATCGCTATCTTGCCTGATGCGTATCGATTACCCATTACGTTGACCCAATAAACATCTGACGAGGAACAAACCTAATTGCTGCTTTCTCTCGGTCTTCACCAGCGGCAATCTCAAAGGTTTCATCGTAAATCTGTTTGAGCATTTGAATACGCGGCATTAGCTCAGGAACTTTGACAGCAATGTGGTACGCCAATCCAGCCACAAGACACGGCAAAAAGCGAAAGTTCATATCTGCTGTAGCGGAACCCGCGCCAGCATCTTGCACCCTACGCAGTCGGTAATACACAAACTGATAGGTAGTAGAGTTATCAGGTGTGGGCCACACGGTCACAGCCGGAAGTTGTGGGACAAAAACCGCAGTCCCGTCGGCTTGTGCAGCGGCTGTTGTATTATTCTGACCACGGAATACACCACTTAGGGTATTCCCTGATACGTATGTGTAGTAAATATCTTCTGTGCCAAGGCGAATAAAACCTGATCCAGCTAGTCCAACCACCGTGTTAAGCGTGATCGTCGTTGCCGTGGAGGTGATGGCTCCATCCAAGACCGCAGTCGTTGGGTTAGTTTCGCCAGAAAGCCTCTGAACCCAAACTTGGATTGGACGAGCTTGCTGTAATTTGTTTGGAATGGTCGCATAAGTAGAAACACTAATACGTGTAATAGTTAGGTCAGCTTGAGTAGAAGCTGTATTCTGCCCAGTGCGAATAACGTGTTCTAACAAATCAATGGTGTCTGTAGGTAACGCATACGTTGCTAGACCGGGAACAAGCGTAATAACACCCTGCTCCATGGTCCACATGTTGATGCCCTTGTTCTGCCACTCAATAGTCATCAGGTTCATAGAACGACGAGCTGTCCGCAAGTCGTAACCTGAACGCATCTCCCGACCCGCCCGCTCCCACGCTTCCTCGGCAATCTCCGTGAAGTCCATATTGAAGAGGGTTGAGCCGGTAGTGGTCATTTCTTAGCCGCTCTCATGTTGTCAACTAAATTTGGGTACGGGCGACCTGCTGCTTTAGCCATAGCTTTTGCTTTAGCTTTCTTTGCGGGATCAAGTTTTTTGGGTTTACCTAAACCTTCGGGTCTTGGCTTATCCCAAACTTCGCCGCCTTTAGCGTACTGAGTAAAATCAGTATCGTCTCGGCGAGCCTTCTTCACTGCCTTGGGCATCTTGGAAGGCATGATGTCACCCATACCGCGACTGGCGATCATGTCAGCACATCCCGCCAGATTTCATCGTAACCATAGTGCCCTTGGTCTTGCCTTTAGTACAGCAACCATCAGCGCGGCTAGAAGCCGTCATACCACCTTTAGCATAACCACGCTGGCCGCGAACAGCGTCGCGTGGGTCTTTCTTTTCAGGCGCGTATTCGGTGTTGGTCAAAGACTTAGAGTAAGCCTTTTCAGTGGCCGTATTCATCTTACGGTCGGCCATTTCTTCCCGTGCTGCTTTTTCTGCTGGGCTCATAAAATTCTCCTTAGTACATTCTGCCGCGGGTTTTACCGCGTTGGGCGATGCCATCAGCACGTTTAGAAGCGGAAGAAACTGAACCGCCGGAACGGTAAGGCTTACCGCCTTCGTCAATGTTTTTCTTACCGGAACTAAGATTCTTACGCGCTTCGGCGTGTTTGTCAGAAGGTTTGCGGCGCAAGCCTTTCTGGTCGTTTAAATAATCACGTAAGTTATCAAAGCCAGAATCTTCCAATTCTTTCTTAGAAACAATGCGTGGCTTTTCCGCAACAGGTTTTTTTCTAGGGCCGGTATTCTCAATAATCTTACCTGCGTCTTTTTCACCTTCTGCTACAGCACGATCTCTTGGTGAAATATAAGGTCTGTAACCTTCATCTTGAGGTCTATCAATAAAATCAGTCCCCGCCGAAATATCTTGCTGCATTACGCGGCTTCGTTCCATCGCGCGTTTTTTAAGCCTGTTATCTTCATACTCCGCATCGCCAATACTTACTTTGCGTGGTGTTAGTTGATTTGCCCCAGCGCCATATTTTTTATACGCCTCAGACTTTGGGTCGTCAATGTTCCCCGCTGTTATCCTAGACACATCAGATTTTAAACGGTCAAAAAACGACCTTTTATCTTCAGGGTCTGCTAGCGGTTCTGTGTCTTCACCAGTTTTAATAGCCATGATAGCCCCTTAAATTAACACTTGCCGCCATTTTTCATGGTGATCATTTTGCCTTTGGTTTTGCCTTTAACAGCAACACCGTCTGGTGTTTTGCCAGTTTTTACTTTGCCCATTGATGTCATACCGCCACCAGCCATTTTTTTGGTTTTAGCCGCGCCGCCGCTGGAATATCCACCCATATTCATCTTTTTCATATCGCCACCTTGTTTAAAAGTTTTGCCTTTATCGGCATTGTTAAAATCTTTACCCACAGACTGTGGGACGCCTGCTTTCTTAGCAAACGCTGGGTTGTTAGCCACCGCTGCCATGAAATTATGTTGCTTCTTACTTGTGCTCGGCATCATTTCCCCGCTTGAAGAAGCTGGTCAATTTTTGCTTCAAGCTTGTTAAAGCGTTGGTCAATGTGGTTAGTAATTCTGTCAATTTCTGCTTGAGTAACGTTATCACGGGCAACCTCCTCGCGTGTTTTGTTTAACAGGATCGTGACACGAGCCAGTTCTCTGAACTTTTCATTGGCTATATACGCTAACACTGCAATTAACAGTGATATTGAGGATAGCCAAACGGTGTTTATATCTAACAATTCCATGCCCTCAATGCCTTGTTAATACGTGAGTCCGGATCGTTGGCGGTCTTGGCAGAGGTTAGCTTCTTTTTCATCCCGCCCATCCTCGCACAGAAAGAGTCTCGCCGGGAGCCGCCTTCTGGCTGGGGAGGTTTCAAGTTCATACCTTGCGCTTTCGCGGAGGCCCGACCCTTGGCGTTCAAGCCGCCCTTCTCGGACTTGCCTTCTTTCCTCTGCCATGCTGGACTCTTAGCCATAATAAATCTGCACCGAATCGATGTTGGTCATCAGTGCATAAATGCCGTTGACCGCCAGAACACCTTCGCCCGGAATAAACGGTGCGTTACTAAAAGTATCAGTGCCGTCTATTTCGTAAGTCATCAGCCACCGACCACCGCCACTTACATACGAAGCCGCAGTAGAAGTGATTGTTCCGGTGTTAATGTCTGTTAGCGTAAATGTGCTTGACGAAGCAACAGTGATAACATAGTTGCCATCTGTTGCAGACTGACTTGTATTGCTGTCAAAGTGAATACCAACAACATTGCCCGTAGACAGGCCGTGAGCAGTTTTTGTTACCGTTACAGTTGTACCAGAACGAGCGTATGTAACGCTAGAAGTTACTGGAACAGAAGCTGTATCAAACAACACGACAGTGCCATCCGTGCCAGAACCAAAAAACGAAATGCCTTTAACGCGATTTCGTCCAAGAACAAAAAAACCACTTTGGTTTAAATGCCCTTGTTTAACGTCTGTTTGCATCATAATCAATCTCCTTTAAAAACGGGGCCGAAGCCCCTTGGGTTGATTAGGAATCTGCAAATGGTGTAGCAACAGTGCCGGAACCAATAACATTCCCGCTCACCATGTACTTGTCAGCAGCAATCGCCACAATTTGAATCCATGTGCCAGCAACACCGCCGGTAGTTGTACCGTTTAAGTTGATGAAGTCATTGGAAGAACCATTGGCAGAAAAGCCAACAACTGCGCCAGATGTATCTGAATCAATAGAGATCACAGCGCCAACGTACAAGTCGCTAGAACCAGAAGTTGTACCAATCTTCAAAGAACTTGTGGAGATGGTAGTGGGAACCCATATCGTGTAAACAACGCCTTCGTTGTTAGCTGTGCTTGGGTCTTGACCGGGGCCAGATGTAACAGAGTTAGTTGAAACATTGATTGCTGGCAAAGTCAAAGTGACTGCTGCTGCTAAAGAACCGCCAACAGAAATGATGCGACCGCCGTGAGCTTCGGGGCTTAATGTGGTGCTTGTTGTGATTTCAACAACAGCCGCTGGGCCTTGTTGATAAATGCCGCCCAATGAACGAACTGGGCCTTGAAACGTAGTGCGTGCCATGATAATTCCTTACATGCAAGTTGGGGTGTTCTGTCTGCATGTCGTCAGCCGGGACTGTCAGAACACCGGATAAGCCCGGGTTAAAAGCAATATACAACAAAAGAAAAGGGGGCACAAGGCCCCCCTTCAAATATTTCCTAAAAAATATTAAGCTCCGGGTGAACCGAAGATACCCAAGGGGTCAGACACGCCAAAGCTATAACGCTCACGAGCTTTATAGCGAACGTTACCTGTGTCAAAGTCGCCGTCCATGCTGTTAGACAAGGGTGAACGAACAAAGTGCTTCAGGCCGTTAGGTACATCTGTAGTCAAGAACCATGCATTGGTGTCGGTCAAATAGTGGTTAACGCAGTAACCTTCAGCGATCGAGCCATTGTTCTTCAACGCATTGATATCGTTGTCAGCAGTACCGACGCGGAGTTCGGTTTCTAACAGACGAGTAGCAACGAATTGCAGTGAGGGTGGGATGACTAGTTTCCTAGGCTTAGCAGCAATCAACAAACCACGCTCGTCTGTCCAAGCAGCGATTTGAATAACAGCGTTTTCCAACGATGTTTCATTCAAGTCAGCAGCAGTGGAAGGAGTGTTGCTGTTGGTACCACCTGATACCAGCGGGTGAGCAGTGGAGCAAAGCACCACGCCGTCGCCATATGTTGGGCCGCCAGTGAAGGCGTTGTTCAACACATAAGCGGCTTTAACCTGCTTGGTGTAAGCCATACCGCGGGCCAAAGCCTTGGTATAGCGCGAAGACAAAGAGTCATACAAGTTATCTTCCACGGCTTCTTCAGTGATGGAGAATCCCATCGCGATTGTTTCGTGTGTATAACGTGCGGTCCATGCTTCTTGTGCATTGTCATAGTTGATGGCTGAGCCTTCATTTTTGACTGGTGCTTGACCGAAGCCAGACAGTTTTGTCTCTTCTTCAAAAGAACGCTCAGAAGATTCGGTTTCATAAATTTCTTTATGTTCCTCACCATATTTAGCGTACTCCAGACCAAACAAAGCGTTTAAGCCGGGAAGAAGTTCTTTAAGTAGTTGTGCGCGTGAAATTGCCATGGTAATTTACTCCTTACAGGCCAACGTTGTTCATGTACGAATGAGCACTGGGGTTGAACTTAACCAACACATCAGTAAACGCATCGCCCGGAGTGGAGGCAAAGCCCACAATACGGAAGGCCGCAGCAGTTTGAACCACGGTTGACTCCAAAGCACTGGTCGAGTTACCAGTCTGGGTTGAACCAGTGCTAGTGCTCTGTACAGCGGCAAAGAAGGTGTTGCTGCCCAAAACTGATTGAGCGCCAGAACCATCTAGCTGTGCTTGGAAAGTAACGTTAGGGTCAGTGATCACGTATGCAGTCACCACGCCGGTTGTGCCGGAGGGGTAGTACTGACCGTAAATCTGCTGACCTTGTGCGTTGATATAGGATGCGCCGACGAAAACGCCGATTGCACCTACGTTAGCACCACCAAGGTTATTGGTAGTGATGTCTGCGCCGGTAGCGGTAGACAGAGCGATATAACCGTCAGCGCCGATGATAACAACTTGTCCATAAAACAAGTTAGTACCTTCGCCAGCGGGGTCAATCAAGAACTGACTCGTAGCGCCAGCATAGGGCATGCCGTCGATACGATTGATGGGACGTAGCCCATAGGGTGCTGCTGTTAGTGCCATTTAAGACTCCTAAAAATTAAGATCCAGAACCGAAACCGGCACCTTTAGTCACTGTCGTGCGTTTATCGCTAAACAGGGGCATCCGGGCGTCGTTTTCGCGCATGAAGCTGTTGTCTACTGATTGCATCTGCGATTCAGCCAAATTACGGTAGTACGCAGCGCGTTGGTCAATAAACTCAGCCGGTGTTTTGCAAAGAATAAGTCCACCAATTTCAATCGCATCTTTAAATCGAGAATTAGGATCGATATAAGTTTGCGCTTCAGGGTGTTGTGAAGCCTTTACGGGCTCCCATCCTTCGCGGAGTTTTGCAGAAATATTTTTGGCGTCACCTACACCACCCATACTGGTGCGAATCCATCTCATTGCATAACCGGGTTCTTCATCAACGTGCGGGAGTAATTCGGCAGGAGCCCACTTTGCAACGGGTCTTGCTTCTTTTTCACGAGTCTCTAAAGCGCGGTTCATTCGATTTTGTTCAGCCATTTTTATTCCTCTCTTGTTCAGCAACTTTCTCGGCATAGAGTTTTAATGGGACTCCAAGCCTATTTGCCATGCGCACTTGGTCCGGTGAAAGTACGATTTTTCGTGGTGCAGTACTTCTCGTCGCAGGTGCAACTACGTTTGATTTACTTGAGCGCTGAGATGTTTGTGCATCAGCGGAGTCCCCAGAGTTAAACTTCTCTGGAAACACTTGGCGAATCCGTCCGTTGAGTTTCCGGTAATACTCATCCGAACTAGGATCAATGCCATCCTCTACGACCAGTTTTTCATGCAACGCAAACGCATAACCGGTCATTTCCCTATCTTTGCCAAACCACGGATTGGAATCTTTCCAAGCCTCGGCTTTGCGGTCCACAGGGGGTGCTTGCGTGAATTGTGTGTTTTGTACCTCATTTTTTTCCTCTTGTAAAGGGGTAGGCTTAAAACTATTTACGCGCTCGACTTTCATCCGGGCTACGGTTAGCTCTTCCTGCGCCTCAACCATGGCTTCGGAGTCTCCTGACTCATACGCCGCCTTGTATTTAATCTTGGCTTTGTCGAGGTCATTGGCTACAACTTTTTTAGCCTGTTCTAAGAGAACTTCTTGGTTCGTGTTTAGCGAACCTTTTAGCTTCTTGTTCTCCTCAACAACCGACTGCGTCATGCGGATAGCCTCTTCCTTTTCCCGGAAGGCGGCTTCTTTGGCGCGGCGTTCGTCGTGATACCCCTTACCCAGTTTGGCTAGACGTTCTTTGAGCTTGACATCAGTGTATTTATCAAGTTCCTCGTCTGTAACCTCCTCGGGGGGAGTATCTAGGGGAGCGCGATTGCGGTCTGACGGAGGCGTGTTGTCGACAATTTCAATCTCGATATCGTCGTCTTTTAGAAGCTGATTTGCATTTTTCTCAGCCTCTTCCTTCTCATCTGGGAATGTAAACTCAGTTTTTTCAAATGTGGCCATGATTTTTCCTTATGGACGTTGAATACCGCGAGGGTCTTGCACAACAGCTTCAATCGAGTCGTCACTAATCAAACGCCATTCTGTACCGTGTATTTTCATACGGGTACCAGTATTTGGGCGGGTGATAATGAAATCCCCAACTTGGCATGAAGGTCCAGAAGGAAAACGCTTTTCATCTTTAAACGAGTCGGGTCCAAGCTTTGCAACGAATAACACAGGGGAGAGGAGCTCCTCGTGATACATGGCAGTTGCTGACTTAAGAATACCGGTTTCGGTAAATTCTTCTGCTGCTTTAGGGAGCATACAAAGAATGTGAAAAGTAACAGGATCAGGAACCTGTTTTGCTTTCTCTTCAGCCGTCGCGGGAAGTACAGTGGCTGTGGCACCGTCTTGGCTTACTAGGATTTCACTCATCATTTAATCTTTCCATACGTTGTTTGAGGTCTTGAAGGTTGTAATTGGCATGGTCAAGACCCCTAATAACACCAACCAATTCTCTGTATTCAGGATAGTCTTTAACTGCCCCGGATATCAGTTTGTTAATCGCCTGCTGGCGAAACTCGTCGTTTTGTCGCTTGAGTATTTCTGCTTCTGTCATGTTAAGCTCCAGTGATAGAACACATACACTGCTCTTTGCGCTTCTCCGCAGAGCAGCTCATCCCGCCAATGAGGGTGTTTGCGCCCCTCCATCATCGCCCCCTGCCCCGGCGGGCACACTACGCCAAGAAACTCTTTCTTAAACCGCGTATGGTCTGCGTGATGATCCCACTCCTCACCATCTATCGTGCTTGTACTAATAAACAGCGGCCACTCAAGGTTGTTTCTATCTTCGAGACATACACTTAACGTAACGTCTAAACCCCGACGATCTGTATGAATGCCAAGGTAACTGCCCCGCGTGTACACGCGTGCGTAAGTACTATCAAACTTAGCGCCGGGGTAACGCTGTTGAATCCGTTTGGTTATGCGATCAACGTACGCCAACGAAGCAGGTAAGTTATAAACTCCCTTGCTATTCTTGTAGAAAACTTCTTTCTCTTCGTTCTTATCTTCTACAGCATCAAACGCTGCGGTAAGCGAAGCGCGTTCCTCGGGGCTAAATATAGTGATCATTTACCTTACCGGCCCTTTCGGTGTAGATGTTGGTTTGTTCATGGTTTTGACGAGGTCAACCTTGAGCTTATGCGCAACCTGACGATCCTGTGCAGATACCCGTTCCGTGCTCTGACGTTCTTGCGAGGCTACACGCTGTTGTTCCTTCTGCATATCGATCTGCATGCGCTGTGCATCCAGTTTGAGTTTCTCTTGCGCCAACTGAATATCGGCCTGAGTTTTCTGCGCACGAGTCTGAGCATCTTGCGCCTTGATCTGGAGCTCCGCTTGCTGCATCTGAATCAGCGGGTCTTGCTGCAACTGTTGGGCTTTCTGCTGCTGAGCCATAGACATGTTCTGCTGCAAGAGCTGAGCGGACGCTTGCGCAACAAGTTGAGACAACTGCACTTCAGTCTCTTCAGGCAACTCTTCGTTCGGAGCGGGCAGTGCTACACCTAACTGCTCTTCAATTTTCTTGCGATACAGGAACGCTAAGTGCTCTGCAATATGCGCTTGAATTGCGCCCATCATCTGCTGCGCCATGGGGTTCTGCCCCATCTGCTGTGCAATCATGGGGTCCTGCATGAACGTCGAGTGCACCGCAATGTGCGCATCGTGATCTTGGTAGATGAACGCCTTTGTTGGCTCACCATTGAGGAACGCCATGTTCTCGCTAATCGGGTCTCTGGGCTTCTGATCATCATCAACCGGCACGAGCTTATCGGCGTTCTTTACACCCAGCACCTCAATCATCTGTCTATGTAAAACAGGCAAGTTGTAAATTTGCGGAGCCTGCTGCGCAAGCTGCATCACAGCCTGATACTGCATGATGCGCTGAGCCATTGTTGAGCTGTTGGGATCACTGACCGGTATCACTTCAACGATGTCGTAGTCTTCGCGCTTGGCTGTGCGATCTCCACCAGCGGGCTCGTAGTCGTAGTCCTCGGGCATGTTGTCTCTGATGATGCTCTTGAGAAGTTTGAACTCCTCTTTCATCGAGTTGTGCACGCGGGCTTGAACAGCACCCATGATCTTGAGTTGTCTCTCAAGCAGCGCAAGTGTTGTACCCACGGGAGCCTGCGCGCTCATGTCCGACATCTTCATGTCAGCAATAGAACCAAGTCGTCTACCTTCTTCAGTAATCTGATTCAATAGCGCCAGCAACACCTGCGACGGCTCCTTGTACGGGAGCGTCATGATGTTGTCTTTGATAGACCCGCTTGGGATATCTACGTCGCGGAACTCGCCCGGTGCAATCGGTGTATCGTCACCCTTAACACGCAGACCCCGAGACTTCAAGCCACCCGGCAGATTAGCTAGAGTACCCGCGTCAACGAGTTGCCTAATAAGAGAAGTGCCAGCGCGAGCATAGCCGCCGATGATATGGATAAGACCCATACCATAAGCACCAAAGCCCGGGATATAGTCGTACTGAACCAAGTGCTGACGCTTCGCATATGTTGAGTCATCTTCATTCCAGTTTCTGTAAATGGCAAGAACTTCGTCTGTTCCGCGATCAATGGTAATAATGTAAGGAACTGCAATCTCGTCTTCGGTCTCATCACCCGGCATCACATAATCTACTTGAATTTCCGCTAATTGATAGCGGTCATCGTCTGTTATGGAGTAGCCCTGCTCTTCGGCTTTTTTCTTCTCAACATCGTTATAAATACTAACCGGATCACCCATGTCAACATCACGGTAGAAACCTGCAACTTGTAGCTTCTTAATGTCGTTTTTCGTCTTACGCATTAAGTGTGTGACGCGCTCAGCGGTACGTGCGCCCGACGACCCATAAGGGATGATCACATCTTCAGCGGGCAAGAAGATCGCGGTCTGCCTTTTAAGGCCCGGATCGTAATAAACTTTCTTGAAGGCCGCGCCCGCGAGACCTAGGTTAAACAACATGCGCTCATGCTCGGGACGATACTCAGGCATCTCCTCAGTCAAGCGGTAATTCATATCATCTTTTACGCGCTCCGCAGCCTCCTCTTTAAGACGATCAATGGCCCCAATAATTTCTGTTTTAACAGGCCCCGCAGCTGGGAACGTTTCCGTGATAGTCTCACTCTGAAACCTAATTGCCGCTTCCGTGAGTACAGTAGAAAACACTCCACAAGCGCCGTTCCACGGCTCAGTTCTCTCTTCATATTTCATCCCCAAAACTTCAAGACCTTTAACGTACGCATCTGTCCAATCTTTGCGACTGGCAATATCCGCATCCACTAATCCCATCAACTCAGACGCAAGCTTACCCAGCTCACCCTCGTCCATATCTTCTGCAAGGTTGGCATCAAACTTTTCACTTGCTTTTTTGCTTTCAGGCGATAGGTCAATTTCTATACCGCCCATGCTAATACTCATAGATTCTGGGTCCTCGACCTCAATCTCAATTGCGTCTTCTGGAACCATACTTTGATCATCCATTCCGGGAATCAAAGAATACAGAGCTTTATCAATATTAGTAGCCATATATCATCCTCAATAGAACACCGCATTACGGCGTTTAAAAAACTTTTGTTCTTCCGGTTCGTCGGAAGGCAAGCGAAGAAAACCCCCCTGCCTGAACCGCATCAGTGCAAGAGTGGTCGCGTCCACCAAGTCGTCGTGCTCGCCAGACGGAAATGCGGCAATCTCATCAACTGCTTCTTCCGCCCAAGAGGTACGGGGAACCCATACTTTCCCTGACGCAATTATGTCCGAGACCGAGTTCAAACGGGCAATTTTGTCTTGACCCCTGCTCGGCGTGTATTCCTGAACTGGAATACCCATCGCTCTTAACTCATAGATAAGCGGTGCGCCGGTGGCTTTCTTCTCAATGATTACACCGTCCGGCTCCCACTCGTTGTATTCTTCAAACACATCCTTCTTGAGCTGCACCCACTCTACGCGTTTCCTGTACACATTGAGCAAAATGATGTTTGGCAAGCTGTAGTCTTCGTCGTTGTAGAAAACCCCCCACGTCATGCCCACTGAATAGTCAGCACGATTGGACTTTTCAAACGCTGTGTCCCATGACTGCAAAATATAATCACATGCCGGTGGTCTTTCAAGTTCCCACCATTTCCACCAGTCCCGCTTAATGATCGCACTCTCATTACCCACGGGGTTCTGCTGGTACTGTGCTTGCCACTTACTATTAGGCAATTCTTGCCGCAGGGCTTCCAACTCCTCCAAAGACCAAAACTCTGGCCATAGGGGTTTACCACTAGGCATGATGGCGGGAAACTCAATGACTTCCCACTGCTCTCCCCCACGGGCAGCAGCAGCTTTAAGTACTTGGCCCGTTAAATCCCGCTGCGCCCAACGAGTCATCACGACTACGATCGACCCGCCCGGCTGAAGTCGCTGGCGCGGACCAGACGTATACCACTCGGTTACTTTATCGTACACATCTGGGTTACTTGCAGCCATTGCTGCTTCTTGCTCCGAGTGCGGGTCATCAATAATCAGGATATCGGCACCTTTACCGGTCACCGTACCGCCCACACCAATCGCAAAATAGTCGCCGCCTTTGTTGGTATTCCACCTTCCAGCGGCTTTTGAGTCCTGTTGGAGCTCAAAATCAGGAAAAATTGCTTTATAAACGTCAGAATCGACCAGATTTCGCACTTTTCGGCCAAATCCGACCGCTAATTCGCCTGTATTTGAGCTCTGAATGATCTTTTTGCTAGGGTATTTACCTAAAAACCACGCTGGTAGGAGGTAGGAAGCAAATTCTGACTTCGTATGGCGGGGTGGCATGTTAATAATCAGTCTTTTGCACTCTCCGTTGGCCACTCTTTCAAACGCCTTGGCCATAATCTTGTGATGCCTGCCCGAAATGAAGGTTGGCCAGCACTTATTCACAAACCCCAAGAAAGTATCTCTGGCTAACTGCTTCTCCAGCATGATCTCTTTGTGGGAGAGGTCCGCGAGAATAACATTTTTCTGATTCTCTGTTAACAGGTGAAGATTAGCCAGCAGCGCCTTGAGCTCCGGGTCTAGTTTTTCCAACTCGTCAGACATTCTCTTCTTCCTCGGGCGGCTCTTTAGGCGTTACGTCCTCAACCACCTCGGGGTCCTCAAATTCTTTACGCATGTCCAAGTCTACCGAGGGCACATCAATTGCATTCAACTTCATCATCTTGCGAATTTTGTCTTTAATGGCCTCGTCAATGTCTGAGATGTTGTTGTACGTCACGGTGATCTCAGTTTTCTCAGTGAACAGGCCCACGTCGCTAATCTTGCCCAGCATCTCCGTAGCTTTTATTTCAATGCGGGGGTCGCCGCAATCGGCAAGATACAAAAGCTTGTTGGTTACAACTAAGCGCAGCTCAGCTGCGTCTGCAACTATTGGGTTGTTGTATTCGCGCAACATTGTACTAATGCGCTGGGCGACTGGCACCTTCTCCAGTAGCGCTGGAGTGTCGGGCCGCGTGCGTGGCCTGCCCCGTTTGGGTTTGTCAGACATTGCGTCTTCAAACTGTTTCTTTGCAATTTCCGAAAACTGAGCAAATACTTCGTCAGCCTCTTCTTGTGCAATCGGGGAGTCTTCAATATCAGCGCCCAGTCCTTTTAAGACGGCGGCTGTGTTGGCGGCCAATTGCATGTCTTCACGCAAGGTCGCTGCTTTGTCTGATTCGGTACTTTTAGGGTACGGAACCGTTTTATCAATATCAAGTTTTATCATGGAGGAAAGGGGTGCACTCCAAAAGGTGTTTGGATTCTACATGCATGGAACCAAATTATGCAAGGGGGGT